GCATATCCGCAGAGGTTTGACACGCACGCGCTCATTTTAAAGCCATTTGAACCCAAAGCCCCATAAATCGCCGACTTGAGGGTTTGAAAGCCAGGTCACCACACCCCCGACTAATGCACTGCCAATTGGCGGGAAGGTAAAAAACCCAGATTTGGCATTGTTTAGGATCGTGGCAATTTCTCTGAAGTCGGGGCCGTTTGGCTCACCAAAAGCATCGAGCACAATATTGGCATACCCGGTGGATTTCGCCTTCCATTGAAGCTGAGTGTTGGGTCGGCTCCAACGCCCTATCACACCGGAGGCGCCCGCACTACCTGGCTGAAATCCAGGAGGCCAAACGTAAACGACCTCGTAGGTTGGGCCCGCGAGCGAAAACCCAGTGACGCGAAATATCACTTCAATCGAATCAACCAGTCCTTCCTCCGACCCGCCGCCTTGTCCCCAAGGCGGTCCGCCGCCTGGAGGTGGATTAATCCACTCAGGGGGCGGAACATTTCCTGGCGGAGTTCCTGCGCAACCGCAATTCCCAAATGTGATTCCGCTGCAGGCCATGCTCAATAAATTTCTGAGGCCAGAACGATCATTTTCTTTTCAACGCCGTTATCGCAAATGGTGATCTCGCGGAGCATCACATGTTTGCCGTTCACCACTGCAAGATTGATGCTGACTGAACCCGGAAGGGTCTTCGTGGGATCGATCCACGTTTGTTGGGTAATCCCGCCAAGATTTGATGCCGGCACCTGCTTTGGAAACGTCTGCCCGAGAATCGCAGAAGAGCCGCCCGTGATGCCAGTGGCGCGGGCACTGGGCGCCGCCCATCGAAAGCGATTCCTCGTCGCGCGCAGAAGCTCAATGTAATCATCGGGGCCCAGTTGCTTTGGTGGACCGAATGTCACCGTCGTGGCGCCAGTGTCGATGTCCTCGGAGACGGTTTGAACCTGCGCGCGCATCGTCTCCCATTCTGGCCGGCCGCTCTTCAAATTCAGCACAGACCCAAGCGGGATTTTATCCGAACATGCGGCCTCCTTCACAACAACCCGGCCGTCAAAATGGAGCTCACCGGCCGCCTTGTATAATTCCTGCGCGAGTCCAACAGGCTGAGCTTCGGCCGGCGTTCCACCGGGCGTCGATCGATAAACTCCAGTCACAAGATTCGTCGACGTGATTGATACAAAAATTTCTCGCTTTGAGACCGTATGAATCGGCTCGCCGTTGAGATGCTCTTCATAAGAGGCCAGCGCTTTGACGGTTAGCGGTATCGCGTTTCCGCCCATCCAAGGCGCCCACTGACCGATTAATTCATTTGGCAGAGGGACAACTGCATCTCCATTTTCATCCACGAAAGAGATTGCAGGGTCGATTGTGAGGTTCTGGATTGATTCACTTTGCAGTTCGGGACGATGCAGTTTCCACCAGTCGGCCGACGCTGCAGCGATCGGAATGCACTCAATAGCTGCCTGCGCGTATGTGGTCTGCGACCCTTCCAAATTGATAGCAGCCAGCAAAGCCTTCGGTTCGCGACCCGTCGTCTCTGCTGGATATTTGTCCTCGTTGATGACGCTGTAGACCTGCCCATTTTCCGAGTCGGTCGTGATGTAATAAATAATCACGCCTGGAACCTTGCGATCGTTGCGCGCTTTGACGCTACACTCCGCAATAAGTTTCTCGTCAAAAAGGTCTACCAAGGCAGCGTCCTGATCAGCGCGCCGGCGCAGATGAAGTTTCGGAAAGGGAGTTGCTGCATAATCGAACCAAGTAACGATGTCTGGGCACCATTCGATCATTTTTCGCACGACGTCGGCGACCGGCGCATTCCAAACATCACGAACAGGTGGGAAGATCGCCGGCAGCGATGAGGCGCTGTCCTTTTTATTTAGGTCAAAAGAAAGAGGAGCGCCTTGATCGATTGCGTATTGCAGAGCCTCTGCAATCTGGTCTCCCAACGTCTGGAGCGTGCCATCGACCTTTGTGCCAAGCAGCACGTAGCTGTTGAATTGGTCGATTAAATCCGGCTTTGTTAAATCCGGCTTTATTTTCCAGTGCTGCCGGAAGCCCATATTCTCAAGCCACCACCACGGGCCACTCACCGTGTAGTTCATCACAGCCGTGCGTCCCGCTTTCGAACGCGCGGCGTCTTCGACGCGGCCATAAAACCAGCGTTCTTCCTCGCGAAAGATTTCGATGATTTCGCCCTCTGCAAATTGCTGGTCAGCCAACATGTCCAGGACTGGTTGATTGAATTGAACCGTATCAATCCCCTGGCTCACACGATTCCGGCGCACCCGGTTGACGCCCCATTCGCGAAGCGTTTTCTTCTCCCCTTTATATTGCAGTGACCAAAGACTCATCGTGATGGCATTCGGGCAATTTGAGACTCCAGAAGTTCCAGCTTGTGATCCAAATCTTTCATCCGCGCGAGTGCGTTCTCCATGGCTTTTCTTTGGGCCTCAGTTGCGTTCGCGGCCCTGCCAACGGTCTTAGCCACGGCATCGTAGAAGCCGAGCGCGCTTTTCAAGTTCGATTCAAGCCGTTCCGCATCGCCCTGTGTTCTTGGAATGTGCTTGATGAATTCTTGATCGGAAATACCTGTAACTCCCGGCAAAGAGCCGCCGCCCGCATCCTGGACCGATATTCCAGACTTTGCGCGCCTGGCTGCGGAGTCATATTCAAAGATGCGATCCGCTGACCTCTGCGCGTCTTCGAGCGCTCGCTTTTGGCGAATGCGATCTTCGTTCGCTTCACCAACCGTTTTGCCTGTTTCAGCAGCCTCTTTTTTCTTCTCTTCAGCTTCCCGCTCGGCCGCACTAATTCTCTCGGCCAAATCCAAATCCGGGCTGTTCTTCTGCTCAACCTTCAGAATTCTAAGCTTGGCGGCCGCCTTTTCGGCCTCTTTTTGCTTTGCCTGATATTCGGATTGGCTCTGAGCGATCTGCGCGTCGAGGCCGCTGATCGCGCGCTCGCGAACATCTTTATCAATGACTGATTTTGTTTTTTCCTTATCCTCTTCGAGTTGTGATTTTGCGAGCGCGGCCTGCACTGGTGTGATTTTTCCCTCCTTAAGTTGCTTGTCGATGAACGCTGTATCGCGGTTGAATTTTGAATCGATCTCCGCCTTGTCTAGGTTCGCTTTCTCCGTCAGTTTTGCCAAATAGTCCGCTAATGACTTCGCAGCGCTATCGATGGACTTTTTCGATTTGTCCATACTTTCGGCGAACATTTGATTCGCCGCCTCAGCGGAATGAAGACCACCCGCCAGGTCCCCAACTGTTTTCTTTAATTGATCTGATTTTGCGATTGGCAGCGAAAGTTTCTCGGCCAGGTAAGAAAGCGTTGTGCCGAGGCCGTATAGCGCATCCTTTAAATAAAGATATTTCGCCAAGTGGCCGCCCACCGTTTCTAGAAGGTCGCCAACACCAGTCTTTAATCGCCGGAAGGACCCCGTAAGCGTATCTGTCTGCGCCTCCAACTGACCGCCTCCGCGCGATGCCAGCTCTTGCCATAACCTGTCGAGTTTTTGAGCCTGCGTCATGTGCTCGTCGATCTGGATTCCCAACCGACTGAAGGCTTCAAAATTCCCACTGAGCGCTTTACCGACCGCGAGCGCAGCCGATTGCAGGTCGCCGTCCATGATGCCAGCGAGATTCTTTACGCCGTCAACGGCTTTATCCATGTTGGCGCTGTTTGCTCCGAATTGAATGAGCCGCTGGATGACGCTTACCCAATCACCCTTCCCAATAGTCGTGAGCCTTTCCATGCTCGCTGCCAACTCTTGAAACTTGGCGCGGTTTTCATCGCTCAAAAGGCCATGCTGCTCCATCGCGGCATCGAGCTTGGCCACGCGTTCCTCGGCGATGGCGTATTCCTCCAGGGCCTTCTTACCAGCTTCAACACCGGCGACACCAGCGGCGGCGATCGCGAGAGGCCCTTTTCCAAAAACGCCGGCAGCCTCTTTAATGCCTTCGAGCCCACCGCCAGCTCCGCGATATGCGCTGAACGCCTCGGCGAATCGGCCAGGCGTTTTTAAACCGCCTTGCTGCAGGACCGCATTTCTCTCGGCGACCATTGCGTCGACGTTGCCTCCGGCCGCGCGGATTTTCTCGATCGCCTTATTCCATCCCTCCGCAACCTTCAGGCTTTTTCCCGCCTGGCTTTCCAAGGTCGCTTCGACGCGCTTCAATTGCCGATCCACTTCGGCCGTTGATTTGCCTAGTTCTTCGTATGCTTTTTTCTGTTCCTTGAGCGCGTTCTTCGCAGCCTCGAACGCTTTTAAATCGCTCTCGGTGCGAATTCTATAAACCAGGTCCTGATCTCCGGCGCCCATACTCAGTAAAGCCGAACGTAGCTGATGCGTGTGCGCGCCGAATTAACTGTCCCGCGCGCCGCTGTATTGTTAAAGCCCCAAATCGCAATGACGTTATTGATCGTCGTTGTCGTAACCGTCGCTTGCAAATGCGCCATGGTCGCGACCGCCGTTGTCCCGAACTGTGTGGTCAAATAATCCGAACCGCTCAGATCAGTCGAAGTCGTCTCGTTGCGAAGCTTGAATCGATAATCGTCATTTGCGGTTGTTCCAGTCGTGAACGCCACGTCAGCGAAAATCAAATAAGTCCCCGTCGTCGGCAGCGTAATCTTTGGATCGGTGGTGCCAAAATCAATGAAGGCCGTCGAAGTTGTCAAAGGATAGTCGGTTCCTGACCCGAAGACAGATGCTGTTCGATTGTGAACGTGATTCTCTTGTCCGGCGCCTTCATTCGCGCCCGACGTTTGATATTTGAACTCGCCATTGTCACTCCAAATGCTCCAACCGGTTAGCGGGTCGCTGATCGGTCCGTTCCCGTCCAACGCGTATAGGCCATTATCCTGCCCGCCCGGCATGGTTGAACTTGTAGCAGTCGGTCCCGATAACAAGCCTTGGTTGACGCTTAACGTCCCGTTCAGATCAATGTCGCTCGATGCGAACAAAACAGACCCGTCGAATTGCACCGGGCTGAAAATGTGGAAACGCGAATCCGCGGTGAACTGCGATAGGCCCGGCCGTTCGATCGACCACACCTTTTGGTTGCTCGCGACCGCACCGGCATCGCTTGCCATGTAAAGCGTCAGCACGCCGGCCTCGCTGCGATATTGGAATTGCTTCAGGTTACTTCCCGCATCGGTCTCCAAAAATGTTAGGTTCGGCGCCGAATTGGAGATGAACGCTTGCCCATAAAACATTGGGTTTTGCACCAACGTTGCGAATGCATGCATCAAAGCGATGTTCGTAGTGAAGGTGTTCGACAAAGGCGTGTCGTAGATATAGTCCGCCTTCAGCCGTGTGCGAAAGTTCGCGTCCAGCGCGCCATAGGTCGAATTGCGATCAATGGAAAAAACATTGGAGGCCGCGGAAAGCGCGTCGTTGTAAAACCACACATTCCATCCGGTCGAATCGACAGACAGCCAGGTTCGCTTTTTATCAGCCGCGCCAGCGGTGTCATAAAATCGCACCGATGGCGCAAAGTTTGTAACCTCCAGTCCTCCTGTGAAATAAGCGTATTGTTTGACCCAGAGTTTGTTCACATCGAGCCCAGTCAGGTTCGTTCCTGCGAGATTGGTCAACGTGCCGCCCCAGAAAATCTGATTCAAGTTCGAGTAAGTGTTTGCGCCAAATACGATCGTCGGTTGATCCAGCGACAGGAAATTTCCCAGTGCCGTCGCGGTCGATGGAATCTTCTGCGAAGGATAGGTTGAAATCGCATCGACGAGTAAATTTCCCATCGTTGCGCGCATCGCGGTTGGATAGGCGGAAAATGGAAGCAGCGCGGTGTAATTGGTCAGCGTAACGTTTGTCACCGTGACCGTGCCCCAACTTCCCACGAACGACGTTGTCAAAGCCGCGTCCTGCTTTCCGATCAGGAAAACAGTCGCTCCGCTTTGGTGCGCCGAAATGTCGGTGTATGGATAGCTTCCAAGTTGATTCCAATAATTCCCGGCCGTCGCGAGTGCGCTGACTCCAATTGCCACCTGCGTCGATGGCGCGGTGACGCTTGTTTTAAACGTTCGATCAACGCCGTTGATCGTGATTTTGTCGCCATCCACAGGCACGCCCGTGAAGTTGACGATGCCGATCCGCACTGTTTGGGCCGCCTGGCAGATGCTGAGCATCGCGATTGCAACCGCACTGCAGATGATTTTCCGAAGTCTTTTCATAAAGTGTCTTTCGTTAAGAGAGATCGCGCGGCTCATCGACCGGCAAACCATCGTTGCCAACGCCAAGCAACCGCATTTTGGTTCCGTCTGGGCTGACCAGCCCAAGCAACATTCCGGGCGCATTGACTGCCTTCAACATTCCCGCGACGAGCGCGTTAACTTGCTCCCAAGTGGGAAATAGCGGCCAGCGCACAAGCGCAGTGATCAATGTGCTATTCGTCCCATGCAGCGTCACCGTCCCGCCCTGCGCGGTGAAATATCCAGTGGCGTTCAGCGTCTCAGTGCCATTGACCAGGTCAGTGTCATTCGCGCCTTTGAAATAATAGTAAACGTTGTTTTGAACGACGTTCAGAACGAATGCGCCGGCGCCGGAATACGTTTGGCCAAGCGGAATGATCGTCCCGCCCATCGCCGGCGTCGTCGCTTCGCCGCTGATGCCGTCGCTGAGAAGTTTGAAATCGGCAAAGCCCAACGTGAATGTGTTGCCGTCGTTGGTTGTGACCCGCACCACGAGGAAAAATGTCTTCGTCGTGAGATTGCCCATTTCAAGGCGTGTCTCTGCGGCCGAGAATGTAATGATGCAATGCTGGTCGCTGCCGCTGTCCCAATCTTTGGCCGCAACATTGAAATGCAACTGATCCGCGCCAATCGCTCGCTGCATTAAAGTTGGCCCGCCGCGATCCGCCGCGTCCTTCACGGTGAGTTCAACAGTGGCAAAGTTCGAGATGTCCAAAACATTGTTCACCGCGTCTTCGCCATCTCCGATCGTGACGGAGAAAAGCAGTTCGAACTGCATGTCGGTTCCGCGCCAGGCCGTTGGATTGTTTCCGGTGATCGTGTCTTTTGCGCCGCGTTCACTCTGCTGGTCGAACTTGATCCGTATCCGCTCTCTGGAAAGTTGCATGGTTAGTTTTGTTTTTTGGCCGCCACGCCGGCGACGAACTCATATGTGGTGTAAGTCCGGCAGCCTTCCGACGTCGTTGAACATCGCGTGCAAGCCGCCATTTTGTAGAACCGCTCCCAGCCGCCGAACGAACCGCCGATAAACAGCGTGTCGTTCTTGCCGAGAATGTCCTCGTCATGCGTGGCCTGAAATAATTCAGCCACGTTTTCGTCTTCATGTTCGCGCTCAGCCGTGAAGCCGATCCGCTTCGAGATGTTCCCGCGCGCGAAGATTTCAACGTCTAGCGCGTCGGGATAATCCTGGACGTCGACGATGCTCTGCGCGTCGAAAATGATTCGATCGCAGAAGATGCCCTCTTCCAGGTCGGCTAAAACAGTTTTGCCAAATCTGACGACCACGTGCGTTCAAGTTCAGGTTGCGACTGCGGCGGCCGTTCTGGTTATGCCAGCGTGTAGAGCGGTTGCGGTTGGCCCGTCGTAAAGGTCCGCTGCGCTTCGAATCCAATCTCGCCGATGCGGATTTCTTCATTGCCGAAGCGAAATCCTGGACTGCGCAACGCCGCGCTCGTGAGTGTGATCACCGGAGAGCCGCCCGCGCCTGTCAGCACGAGGTTATTTCCGGTCGCGATGCGTTTGCCGCGACGAGCGGTGCCGCCCTGGATTTCGTGAATTGCGATGATGTCAGCCATCGTCACGTTCAACGATCGGCATTTTGCCACGACAGTTTCTCCGACGTAAAACGCCTGCACCGTTCCGATCGCGGCGTCCATCACATATTTGAGCTGCAGCCCAAAACTGATAGCCCATCCATCCATCGTCACGATTCCGTTCCACGGCGCTGCCAGCGCGCCCCAGGCAGCAGCGAAAGCCACCTTTAAAATCTGCGTCTGATCGAACGCCGACCAATCTACGAACGCGACGGCTGCTTCGCTGTAAAGGCTGCCGGCTGTTGACCAGGGCGTGTTGTTCAGCCGCACGCCGGTCCATTCCACCGACCCAAGCAACGGTTTATCCGGCGAACCGTCGATGTCCGGCGACTTCGTAAGCGCCGCCGAAGCCACTGTCAATTTGCGGCCGCTCGTGGTGTGAACAGTCAACGGTTTGTCGGTCGAAAAAATGTTCTGCCCGCGCCGGAACGATGCGTAAGGCCAAAGCTTCGCCAGATTCTCCCATTCACCGCACGGCTTCCCGGTGATCTTCACGATCGCGTCGTCTTGAGTGTCGCCGGCGTTCAGCACGAGCGAAGTCGGCGTCGGCTTCACACTATCCTGCACCGTCACAGTCACGCCGCCTTCATCGAAGACATACACGCCGCCGTCGTGTGTCACGATCGCTGGCTCCGCATCAATCAGTGTTCTATCCATAAATTTCCTTTCTCAGTTTGGTTCGATTAAAAATCAGGTGAAATCCGCCGCCGTTGTGTCGCTGCCCACGTAGCCGGCCTTGAATGCGCGCGCGCGCAAAGTCGCGGCCGCATTCACATTGAATGGCGCCGCATAAAGAAACGCGGTCGGGTTTCCGCTCCAGGGATGCGATCCATCGAGCGTGTAATAAATCGCCGCGCCGGCCGTCCCGCTCGACAAGGTCACGAGCTGAGGCGTAACGCCGCCGTTCGGCGCAATCGTCGGCTGAATCACCTTCTGCATTGTTCCGCCGCTTGTTTCTGTGCAGCGAAACGTCACCTGGTAGGCAATCGGCGCGATCGGGTTCGCGATCGGCACAATGGTCTTCGGGTCGGCCAGCATCGTCGTCGCCATCCCTCCGGCCGCATAAAGCTTCACGACCCGCACCAAACGCCGGCAAAGTTTCAACGCGCGAATTTGATGCCCGTTCGCGCTGTCATTCAGAAGCGGGTCTTCCAAAACCAAAAACGTCCAGACCACTTGAAGCAATCCGCCCGGCGCGGCTGAGCCTCGATCGTCCGCCATCGGTTGTTGCAGGATGACGCACGCGCCAAGTTTGCCGGACACTTGTTTGACGAGCCCAAGGCTCTTTTCAATCTCCGCGTTGATGTCGCCCAATCGCTCGTGCAGGATCGGCACCAGCCCAAGCACTTCGTCCGCCTGGCACAGCGCGACCAATTCATTCTGCATGTCATCGAGAAATGAATCATTCATAACGGCGCGCCCTCCGTGCCAGTGCGGCTCGCACTCCGTTTCCACGCCTCATCGACGACCTTGCGAATCGCGTCGTTGATCTGTTTGTCCGTTGGCAAAACGGTGCGGTCGCTTTGTTGCGTCACGCTCGGCACCAGCCAGAACATCACAACGCCTTCCTCCATGCCGGCGCGTGTGCGCAGCGACCCATCTTTGTTCAACTTTTTGCTAACGCCCGTCACCTCGCCGGCGACAAGCATCGCGTTGCCGTTTTTCAGTTTCACGAAATGCAAATCGTGAAATTCTCCAGCTCTACGCGCGTATGCCTCGGCGCGCGCCGGGATGGTCAAATATTTCTTGCCCGCGTTTGGTCGAATTGTTCCGCCAAACAACCGTTGTCGAATCCCCTGTTGCGAAATCGTGACCGTCGCTTCGGTTTCCGTTCCTGCCGAATGTGTGGCCTTGGCGGCGTCCGCATAAAAATTCGTCTTCGGCGCGTCGAACTGGTTTCGACGCTCGTTGTTCAACCGAAATAAATGCTCCTGAAACAGGTTTGCAACCCCTCTGCCAATCTGCACGTTCAGCCGCTTGCCCTTCATCGCTTCCAGGCGCGACTGCAGATCGCCGGCAGTTTCCTGCAGGCCGTTAAACTCGATGTCGATCGTGAGCGCCATTACGCCGCCTGCCTTTCGTCTCCACCGAGTTCAAAGCCGCGCCGTTGCGGCGTGATACGGTCCCACTCGCCGACGATTCCAAACTTGACGGCCGTTTCGCGATCGACGTCGCGCACCCACATGCCCGAATTAAAATCAAACGGCGGATAAGGCGTGTGAAATCGGCTTAACTCCACCCAGATCGGCGAATCCTTGCGCGCGATCATCCTTCCGTCCGGCAACGCCTTCAGCGCGCTATAATCACCCGTCACCGCAGCCGCGTTTTTCCAGCGCGTGATCCAGTCCCGCTTCTTTTCGCGCTCCTCGGCGCGATACAATTCCTGGCACGGCCACAAATCCAAAACGTCTTCATCCTGCCCCTGCCGCCACTGCCCGTAGCCGCGCGCCATGTCCACATTGGTTTGAATCACCAGGTCAATGCGCGCATCCGAGCTAAGGTCTTCGATCGTTCCCTCTTTTCCCTCCGGCGCTTCATAGCCCAATGCTTCCCAAACTTTTTTGAGTTCGAACCGCGCCGAGGACTTATTCGTGCCTTGAGTAAAAACTTCACTGACGCCTTCCCGATTCACGCGCGTTTCGCTGCGCGGATTCAAAATGTCGCGGATCTGCGTTTCGGCGGCGTCCAGGTATTGGGTGCTCAACGTTTTCGCGCTCACTACCGCGCGCTCCATCACGTCAGCCGGCAATTGCTCCAGCTCGGCCGAGGACAAATCGGTCGGCATCGCCTTTCGCACTTCGCGCGAGAAGAACGCTTCGCTGAATTTTTGGAGCAGGCCGGGTTTCATTGCGCGTAGAACCTCGGCTTTTTCGGCTTGAACCGCGCCTGCAACTGATTGGAAAAGTCCGACTCCGCCGCGTTGGCTGCATTCGTCAGCGTCACCGCAAACGCGCAGTTCTTGTTCATGCCCGGAACGGTGAAAGCCTCGGTGAAGAAGCCCACGTTCGTCGTCACGGTTAATTCGGCCAGCGAATATTCCCGCCAAAAAACCCCGTTTGTATAAACCCGCGCCGGATATGGCGTCGAATTGGGATTGTCGAATTGCAGCACGAACGGCGTGCTTTCTTCGAGCGTGACGAAGGTCACGAGCGTTTGCGCAAGGGCAGTTGCAGCGATGATGAACCCGGCGAGCGTTATGAGTTTCTTCATGGTATCCAAATCCATTTGTCCAAATACATTGGCCGCGCGGCTGTGCCAGCGGACTTGATGATTTGAAACGCAAAACCGGTCGCACCCGAGGTGGGAAGGTTGCTCGAACTCGTTCCGATCAATGTCCAGGAACCGGGTACGCCAGATGAATCCGACGCGACGTAAAACTTCACGCTCGTGCTGTTCATTTCGATCCCAAACCACCAAAACGCCGAGGCGGTGACGGCGACATTCGAACCTCCGCTCGCCGTTGTGTAAGTTCCGCCGCTCCCAGTTCGTCCGGTCCAGTTCCCGGAGTTCAACGTGTGCGTGTATTGAAACCATGCGCCATCGACAATTCCCGGCGCCGCGCCGGTGTCGCCGGCCGTCGTCTGATCTCCGAGCCCTAAAAACAACGTGTATGTGTCAGTGCCGTCCGAAAGCGCTGTAGGGGTGCGGAGGCAAAAAATGAACCGCTGCGTTTTTGAACCGAGCAGAGTTGTATTTCCCGAGTTGCGAAGATTCGCCATGCCGGTCGTCGTCGTTCCGCAATCAATCGCGTAAACGCCCGGATGATTAGCGAGCGCAAGGCCCCCTGTAATTGTCACGGCTGCGCCCGTGCCTGAAACACTGGATGTGAAGATCGTGCTTCCGATTGATTGAGCGAAGCATTCGTCAACTTGGGTGACAGGATAATAAGAGAGTGGCAACCCGTTCCATTCGTTGATTCCGCTGCCGTCAACCGTGTTGAGCGTTTGCGACGACATTCCCAGCGTCGCGCCAAGCGTGATTTCTTGCGGCGCTCCGGCTCCGCCGCCCGCTCCGCGTCCAAGCAACAGCGATGCGCCGGATATGTTTTGCATCTTCGCATAAGTGACCGCGCTGTTCGCAATCGTCCACGTGTTGCCGGCGATGCTGATGTCGCCTTTGCTCCCATCGCTGATTCCAAACTGCTTGCAGCCATAGAACGTCGTTCCGTCATACCAGATTTGGTAAACGTCCGTGGCTGTCGAGGTCTGCGCCGGCGAGACGCCTCCCATCCACGTAATCGCTGGCCACGTCACGCTGTTCGCTCCGGCCGCCGTGATTTGCACCGTGATGATTTTGTGCGCGACGGCATTCGCGAATGTGAAAGTCGTATTGCCCGAGATGCTTTTGGAAAAACGTTTGCCGAGCGTCCAATCGATCGACGTTCCGCTGATGGTCACCATCGCATCCGGCGATCGCACATAAGTCGAAGGCACATCTGCCGTCAGCGCTGTGACGCAAAACAGAATCGCGAGGAAGATTTTTTTCATAACATCAAAAGAAGGCCCTCAGGTCTTTGCTCGGCGCGGTCGTCATCGTCACCGCCGTCGTTCCGCTGTCCCACGACCAATTCGTCGACCCGTCGCTGTTCGTGTCTGGCAGGATTAAGCCGTCCGCGCGAATGACTCGTGGCTTCTGTCGCGTGAACCCGTTCGAAAAGGTGAAGACCGTCGTCGTTCCATTGACCGTCTCATTCGGCGCCAGCCCGACTGTTCCGGTCGACCAGGTTCTTCCGCCGTCGTTTTCGATGATCTGGCTTTTCATGTAGCCCGAGGTCGTCCCCTGCATCTGCGTGGAAGTCTCCGTGCGGTAATTGATCACCGTTGGCAGCCGTGTGAACCCGTTGTTGCCATCGACCAACCGGCAGGTTGTGTCCTGGGTGTTGTTGATCGAAATGTTTTGCAGTAGTGGCGAAACGTCCGTTCCGTTCACATACACGAACGAAGTCGGTTGTGGCGTGACCACCGTCGTGGCGGCCGTATAACTCGCCCCGAAGCTTGTTCCGCCTGTTTGCGACCAGACCGCTCCATTGAGCTTCACGTTGCGCGTGTCAGTCGTCGTGATAACCCCAAGCGTCGAATATGACCCGACGCGCTCAAAGCGAAGGTCCTCCATGAAGAGCGAACTCGTGCAATCCACATTGATCGATTCTTCCCAGATCGATTCGAACGCGCTGTGGCTAATGCTGACCGGTCCTCCGCCCACTTTCGCTCCGGTGCGATACTCCAGTCCGCCGCGATCGACCGACGTCGTCGCCGGCGTGTGATAGTCGCCATCGACGCCGCAGAAAATTCCCTTCTTGTAAATGCCGATCAACGAAAGGTGATCGATCCACAGGCTTGTGCAGATGTCGTTGGCCAGCGTGTCGCTTCGATAGCGCGTGTAGGCGCTGAACCCATTGCCGTAATAGCTTTGGATCACCCCGAACGCGCACGATTGAATCGTCACGTCGCTGAGGAACGCGTTGTAGCACGCGATGTAGCGAATCCCCGCCCCGCGCGAGAACCACATAATGCCGTGCTCGCGATCCGCGCCACGAATCCAGTTCTGATCGGACTCCACCACGCGAATGCCGTCCAGCGTCAAGCCATACCATGCGCCGCCGTAGGTTTGATCGCGGCCGGCCACCGTCTGCATTTTGCCAATCGTGACGTTCGCTTGATTGCCGACCAGGATCGCGCACCAGGCCGGGTTCGGTTCCAAAATGCTGTGGCCGAAATTGTTCGTCGGTGGAATTTCGAAGTGCAATTCCGCCTGGCCAAAATCCAGCGTCACTTTCAAAGGCACCTGCAGCGAAGGCATGCCATCCGAGCGCGCGCCGACGTAATATTTTCCCGGCATGAACACAACCGGGTAACTGATGTTGTTGACCGTGTCGTTCACGCCGCCGCCGCCCTGCGTGTAGGCATAGGTCAGCGCCGCTTGGATCGCCGCCCGATTGTCCGTTCCAGTTCCGGCTGTGTTTTGCGTCCCGGTGTAATCGGGCACGGCGCCGAAATAATTTGCGTAGATCGGTCCCTTCGGCCGATCCATCGACCAGCCGGAAATGCGCGATGCGATGCGTGTGCCGATGTTCGTGCTCGTCACTGAGTTCGTCGCGAAGAACCATCCGCCGCCGCCGTCCCCAGGCGTTGCATAGCCTCTGCAATAAGCCGATTTGAAAAAGCCAGCCGGGTTGTGATACGCCGCCATGTCGGCCACCGAATCGTAAGTGAACGGATACTGCACCGTCGTCGGCATCGCCGCGATCGCGCTCAGGATGAAAATCAGTAGCGCGGCGATCGCAACTCGATCCTGCCACTTCGCGCTCATTCCAGTCTTCGCAGTCTTCATCGATTTACAAATTGGCTTGCACCCAAACGCCCATTGATCCAGCGGCCACAAAATCATTCGGGCGCACCACCGTGAATCCGATCGCGTCGTCGGCATCGTTGCGCGCGCCATCCCAATAAAAGTAGGGCGGCTCGCCGGCCTGGCGTTTGATCAATGTCGCGAACGCATGGCTCGCGTCGGTGGGAATTGCCTTCAGCGCGGCGATGTCGTCCACATGCCAGACGCCCACGGTCGCGCGCGGGTTTGCCCCATTGCGCATCAACCGCACCAGCCCATACGTCACGTCGCTGGCGTTGGCGTTGGTTGAGATCGGTTGCGAGAACGGCGCCGCGCCGCTCACGATCAATTGCGTGTGCTCGTAAGCGAGATTGTCGTTGGGCACCTCGATGATTGGCTGGTAAACCAAATCCGGCGCCGTGGGCGATCGCGCGATGATCTGGTAGCGGCCAGTCAGCAAATCAAATCCGCCCACGACCCGCCCATCGCTGCCGGTCCGCTTGCTGATCTGTCCAGGCAACGCCCCCGTGGTGCCAACCACCACGTTCTGCGAATTCACCAGGACAGACCTCACCGTCACCAGCACATTGCCGGGCGGCAAAAACACTTCCTGCAAACTGACGTTGACCTTGCTCATTGTGCGCCGCCCGCGTAGGGCGTGATGATCAGTTCCCGAAATTTCTTGCCGCTCCTGGCGCGATTCACGCAGCCGCTTGCGCTCTCCGCCGTCTCGATTTTTCGGCCTTTAAAAAGTCCGCGGTTAAATTCGCTGTCATCGAGAGTCACCAGCCAGTTGCCCTTCAACGCGTCAACGCGATCACGAAATTCGCGCATCTGCTTTTCATCGAAACCTTCGTAGGCGCCGTTCTTCGCGTTGAGGTAAGGGGGATCGAGAAAGAAAAAACTCTCGGGTGAATCGTAAAGCTCTAAGCATCGGCCATAGGACAGCCGCTCCACGGTCACGCCATCGAGGCGCTCGTGCGCCTGGCCAAGAATGTCTGTCAACTTCACGCGGCTGAATCCGGCTCCGCCGCCTTGTTGGCGAGCCACTGCAAACGACGTCATGCCTGCGCCGAACGATGTTCGGTTTTTGAGAAGAAAACGCGCCGCGCGTTGAATTTCCGTCAGGCCCGGTTGCGCGATGTAATCCTTGAGCTGCTCGCGCGAGGCGAACATGAAATCCACTTCGCGCAGCAACTCCGGCAGGTGGTATTGGAGATTGCGATAGAGCGCGACCAGGTCGCCGTTGATGTCGTTCACCACTTCGACGGCGCTGCGCGGTTTGGCGAGCAACACAGCGAGACCGCCCGCGAACGCTTCGCAGTAACAGGTGTGCGGCGTGATCAACGGCAGAATCCGTTTTAACAGCCGGCGTTTTCCGCCCTGCCATTTCACAACCGGTCGCACTCGTTGTTTTTCTGTCTGCATTTCAAAGTCCATCCATCTGGCACGGCGCCGTGCTTCGCACCGTTGTGTCCGGGTCCACCGTCGTGACGCCGCCGCCGCGTTGCACCGTGCTGGCGATTGCCTCGCTCGGCGCAGTCACCGCCAGCTTGCAATTGCGCACTTCGTCAAGGCGCGCTTCGGCGCGTTCGATTTGTTTTTGCTGATCCGCGTCCAGTTTCAGCGCGCCGGCCAGGCGCGTTTGCAGAGCCGCTACCGTGAGGTAGCACGCCCACTTCACCCATTCAGGAGGAACTGTCGTGACGTCGCTCGACACCGAATTGCGCTGGCACGTTTGAATCGCCGCGCGAATTTCGGCGACCGTGTCCGCAATCGCGTCGGGCATCGGATCGACTTGCCCCGGCGCCAGCGCCGCCGTGCGCGCCGCGTCCAGTTTCGGATTCAAGACATGTCGCTGCATGTCCGCCTCCGTCACCGCTTTCCAAATCGTCTCCATTTAAAAAATCTTCCTCGTGACCTGTCCGGTTAGGATGAAAACTTTTTGAATAGAGCGGCCGGACTTTTTGCGGAGCTACCGGCCGCTGTCGTTCGAAGACCCGCCCACTCCGCCAGGCAAATCTCCGCGTTTGACTAATTCGCTTACGAGATCGTGAGCTGGCGCAGGCCGAGCGTGGTGAGAACCTTCGGCGTGGAGTTCCACTCCACCGAAATGTCCACCAGCTTCGCGGTCACCTGCTGGATATAAACGCGCCATTGTCCGCCGCTCAGTGTCGGCGTCCAGAAACGCGCCAAGTTCGTCGGATCGAACTCAGTTGGGTTCTGGGTCGCGTAGAATTCCAACACCAGGTTGTTCACGATTTGCGCCTTCGCGGTGTTGGTGCTTTGGTAACGCTCGCGCGAAACCATCGCCTTCTCCACGCCTAGCATCGCGGCCACGTCATCCTCCGTGCGTTCCGCGCTCGCGAAACCGCCCGCCGAATTTTGCGCGCGATGCGAGATCAGTCGCTTGTCCCACGCCGTCGCGCCATAAAGCACGCGGTTCGGTCGCAAGCCGCTCGCGTCGGCCGCCGCGATCAAGTCGGTTTGCACGTCCTTGTCGGGGTCTTTGCCGGCCGTGGTGTCCCACGTTTTCGCGGTGTTGGTCGCGCCCGCGCTGGCCAGCGCGATTGCGTCCTTCAATTCACCGCGCAGCAATCGATCCTGCAACATCGCCACGTAGCGATTTTCCCAGCCGGGAATTTGCACCACCTGGTCGAGATCGATGCGCACCACCAAACCTTTGTTGTCCACCGACCCGGCCGTTTTCACGCTGGTGTATTCCACCCGCTTGAAGTCGCCGCCGATCGAGCGGATGCGTTGCACATCGGCATCCACTTGGAACTGCTCGATGTTCACCCATTCGAAATAGGTGAAGTTCCTCGGCACCTGGATCGCTGGCGCCAGGAAATCCAGCGTGGCTTCGATGTTGGTTGGCGATCGCCAGCCCAGCGCGAAGTTCGTTGCCGGTTCGTTGAAATACGCTTCGGCGAACAAACTCGTGTTCGCCAAAGCCACCTGTCCTGGACCGCGCGGCGCGTCCGCCGCCAACACCGGCAGCCCGATGCTCGCGAGCGCCGCTCCAAGGCCCAGGCCTGCTACATTGCTCAATTTCATTTTCAATCCTTTGGTTAAAGTTTTCGTTGGTTGGGAGGGCGAGGCTCCCGACGAGCCCCAACCTCCGCGTTAGTTCACGTTTATTTGTCGAAGCGGAAGAAACAGGGATCGACCTCGATGATGTCGCCGGCATTCGCAGCGGCCTGAAGCGCGCGGCCAACGCAGTAATGCGTGCCCACGCTCGTCGTTAACGTTTGCACGCGGCCGTTGGCCACCGGCTCCAACAGGTCATCCTGCGTGATCGCGGCGGCTGCCCTCATGAACACGGTTCCCGGCCCGCAGCCGAGCAATTGCACCGCGCAATTTTTTTCAGCCGCTTCCGGTTCATCCAGGCAAACGCCGAGTGGCTTGTCGCCAAGCGCAGCGGTGATCGCCACGTGGTTCGCGTCCGACCCGCGTTTCACGATTCGATAACGCTCCGTGATTTGCGCGTCCGCTTTGACGTTGATGACGCCCATCGTGTGCCGGCCTTCACCGGTGTTCGCCAGGCGCACGCGTCGAGTACGACCCGGCAGGCATCCACCCTTCATTAAGCAAATCGTCAGCAGCGCCATCACTGCGATGACGATCAATAATCCAATCAAGTTCATCTTCGTTCCTTTGTTAAAGTTTCGGTTTCTGGTTTTGACTCAGTCCTCAGTTCTCTTGGTTCTTTGGGCTCAGTCCTTCTTTTTGGATTTCGTCGCCTTTTCTTCGGCCGCGAGGCGCGCGTCGTTTTCGGCCTGGCTTTTCGCGGCCACGATCGCGTGATGAAGCGGCAAGCCTTCGCTCACGCGCCGTTTCACGTCCGCCGTCAATGCCTCCGGCACGCCGGGGATTGCGTTCTTCTCTTTGAGCGCCGCTTCCAGTTCGGCGATCCGGTTCTTCAGCGCCGCCGTATCTTCAGCGGCGGCGACATTGGTTTTTTCGTCCATGTGATTTTCCTTTGGTTAAATTGCGGTTTGGTTTCGGCTCGGGAGGGCGAGTGCCCGCACGAGCCCTAATTGCTTCAGTCCTGTTTGCGCGAATCGTGCATCTCTTCGAACAACGCGCTGTTCGCCATCTGGACTTTCGTGAAGGCCGTCGCGTAATCGCAGCCGCTCTCCTTCATTTCCTTTTGCACGAGCGTCTGCACTTTCTGCGCGCGATCATGCACTTCGGTTGCGTTCGCCAGCGTGGTGCGCCGATCTCCAAGGCCGGCCACAGGCGCGGTCTTGAGCGTCGGCTTCTTGGCTTCGAGCGCGGCGATGCTGGTCCCATAATCGTTCGCAAGCTTCGTCGCCCATTCTTCACGTTCAGCCGGGGCCAAACGTCCTTCCTTGACCGCGAGATCGAGCGCGAATTTGTTGCGCTGCACGATCACGTTCGCCAGGGATGTCTTGGTTTTGCCGTGCTCGGTCTTTTCATTTTCGAGCGCGGTCGTCGCTGTGGTTTTTTCGTTCTGCAACGTGGTCTTCTCGTTGGCGAGGCCGCTGACTTTTCCGGCTTCGCTGCGAAGACTCGTGATGCTTGCGGTTATTTCCGCGTCCGTCGCTGTGGCTGCCAATCCCAGCGCGGCAATGAGTAATGCTCGTTCCATTTTGGTTTCCTTTTCATTTGCCAACGGCTGGACAGGTAGATTCGGGTTGTTCGTCAACCCTACCGAAATCAACTGCACCGGCCGCAAAAGTCGTTTCCCGTTTTCCATCCCGATTTCCTCCGCGTCGAAATACGGCGACACGTATTTGTAATGTCCGTTCGCGATCAGCTCCGCGCCCGGCGCGCTCATTTTTGGTTTGCCGAACAACCCCTCTGGACGGACTTCCAATTTTTCAAACCACGCGTAGGCCTTTTTGTCGGGGAAATGATGCGAGACTTCGGGCACATCTGGATGCCCAACATAGAGCGGACGGCCAGCGAACATCCGTTGCAACCTGCCGGAAACGCTGTTGAATTCGTTGGCGATTTTTTCCAGCGCGATGTCGTCAATGACCTGTGTGCCCTTAACGTGTGGATACCGGCCTTTAGGCGAGAGATGAATCCATTCGTCTTTGATCACCGCTTCGTTCGCAATACCGATGATCGTTTCGCGCACATTCGCGACGGCTTCATTGGCTAGTTTCACCGGCTGAGTTGTCAGCAACACCCATATAAATTTGAGCAACTTCATGGTTTTTCCTTCCGTTTTATTTGAAATCCTTTCACCAGCGCGTCCTTCATCTCTTGCGCCAAAATCGCTGCCACTTCGCTGTCGCCGGCTTCGTTTTCCAGGCGCGCTTTGATGCGCGGCATTTCCGCCAGCAAACTGGTCAACGCGCCGCGCTGTTCGTCGCGATCGGTCATGGCGCCGATCGCCTGTAGGCGATCCATCACGGGCCGCAAAATCTCTCGCTTCGCTGTCCTGAGCCTTTCTTCCGGGCTCACTTGATTGGCCAGACCGAAAAACCTTCGCGCTCGCGCCCACAATGAATTGTCGAGTTCCTCTGTGCGCCGCGCGCTTGCGGGCCGTCCAGTTTGGTCAGGCGCGTTCGGGTCAATCGGATTAGCCAATTGCAGAATCGCATCGCCCGCCTCCGCCGATCCACGGCCGTAACGTTCCAGCGCGTCGTCGATCGACATTTCCACACCCCATTTCAAAAGGAACTCGTCGATCTTGATGTCCTGGTCGACCGCCTGTTTTTTCGGCGGCAAAATCTTCACGTAAGCGAGCGGCTCGGTGACGCCCAACACGAATTGCAAAACCAGCCGATCGATCTGATCCCAGAAAGTTTCCGTGATGAGTCCCGCGTCATCTTCCTGCAGCAGGTTCGTTTCTTCGCCCTGCAGCGATGCGCCCACGCCTTGGTTGCCCTGGCTGATCGTGGAAAGGTCCGCGCCGCGCCAGAGCGCCGCGATTTGGCGATCGATATATTCAACCAGCGCCGGGAATGGCAGACCGCTTGCGCCGCCGCCTTTGGTCTCCACTAATTCGAGAATCGTTTCCAGATTCACGACCGCGCCCCAATCGTTCATGAAGCTCGCCACGGCCGCTTCCGCTTCCTGCCATTCTTTGGAATCACGCGCCGCGTTCGTTTTCGCGAGCACGCCCGGATAACCAAACTTCTCCGCGTAACCGACCCAGAATTTCAGCGGCAGATGTTTGTAAACGTAGGCGATCGATGTCGCCTTCATCAGCGGATCGGCGCACGTCACGAGCCATTCCGCTTCCTTCATCTCCGCGCCGGTTAACGCAAAGTCTGATTCGAGGAAGCGCAGCCGCCCGGTCGTGTTTTCGAAAAATTGCAGCGGCACATGCGTGAACGTCGCCGTCAGGAATTCGCCGCCTGTAAATCCAGGTCCGCCTGAAATCGGTTCGCCCATCGTGCCGGCCGGTCCGCCTGTGCCGCGCCGTGGCTTTTCTTTTTTCGGACGGCGATTGAGCGATCGCTGCGTGCCGAGTCCCTTCAACGGTTTCCACGCGATGTCGTGAACGCTGAAGCCTTTGCCGGTCGCATCCATCATCTGCCGTTGCAGCACGCCCATGCCGCCGCGCAGATTTGATTTGAGCGCCGAGGTCGCGACCAGGTTGTTGTAAAAAACTTCGAGGGCTTCTTTTTGCTGCAATGCTTCCGGCGAACTCCCGATCGTCAGCACTTCCCATTGCGCGCGGCTCACTGCCTGGCGCCGCTTGGCCGCCACGTTTTTGATCAGGAGATCGCGCGCCTCCATCTCCTCCCAAAGAATGGCCGGCTCGCGCAGGTAACCGAGGTCGTATTGATCCAACTGCCGCGCCAGCCGTTCCGGCTTCAGCCCGCGAATCGGATTGAACCGGGTTTGGATTGCCCACTTCGCCCGCTCTTGAGTGATGACACTCAAGCGACACCCCCAAATGCGGGTCTAACCCTCTTAACAAACCGCTCTGCAAACGCGCAGCAAGGCTCTGCAAAACGTTTTGCCGTCCCACTTCCCGCTTCCGGGTGGGGGTAAATCGTTGTAGGGCAAATTAAGCGGCTTCGTTGGGGCGTTAATTTGTGGCCTGGACGGCTAGTCCTCATACGCAACCGCCCCCTCTCTCGACCATGCGCCCTTTGATTTCAGGCGACCCTCGCTCCGGGCCTTTGACGGCGCCGTAAACAAACGCAGTGTTGCCGCCGCGCGCCGCATATAGCGCCAGCGCCAGGCTCCAAAACCGATCGGCATGCCCCGCCTCATCGCGGGTCGCCGCGATGCTCACGCGTCCTGTTGCCGTCACGATCCGTTCCGGCTTCCGCAAATCTTCGCGCAGATCCACATCGGCGATGATTCGCACCCGGTTGTCCTCGAACTCGCCGAGCATTTCGGTCGCCATTACTTCGGTGACCTTCGCCGTTTCCTGTTTGCGCCCTTCGGCGACCAGGCGCGCGGTCACTGGCACCGTCGTGGAAAAATTCACGCCTTCCCAACGCGTGCGTCCAAAATCATCCTGCGCAAATTCCAAAAGCCCGACGCCGAGCCCGGTCATGTCGACTTTGCCTTTGCGGAAATGCGGATGCTCCGCGACGATTTTTAAACGGCGCTTCTGATCCGGCAGCCGCATGTTTTCCAGTTCGAGCATCGCTCGCATCTTGAAAACGTTTTCGACCTTCTCCAAAACCGTGATCACCGTGAGATCGCGATTGCGGCCGACGTCCACGCCCACAAAAACCGGTCCGATGATGGCGCGCAGTTTTGCAATTGCCGCCGCTGACCATTCGCCCTGGCAAATCACGCCGACGCCTTCGGTCTCCGCGCGCGCGATCAACTCATACGTGAGCAGCGCCATGTTCTCGTCCGCGAACTGGCATTCGTAATTTTGATCGTAGGCGCGTTTATCCTGGGCCAGCGCGCGCGCCTCGTCGGGCGTGATCGGCTGGCGCGTTTTCGGATGGTAAATCTTCAGCCCTTGTTTGAAGGCTTCGCTGCGCGGCACTTTGCGAAGCACAACGCTCGGGTCGTTGCACAACCGATAAAACATGTTGTGCTTCCCATTGGGCGTGCTCGCGATGCGACAGAGAAAATCCGGGTTGCTCGAAATGATCGGCTCAGCCGCTTCCCAGATCGCCTGGGAATTTTCATGGAAGGCAAACTCATCGAGAATCAGATCACCGGAGAATCCGCGCGCCGTTCTCGGGCTCGCCGCCAAAACTTTGATGCGTCCCTTCCTCCCCCCCACCGTGATATGCGTTTCCAGAGACATGCTCTCGTAAGTCACATCCTCCGAAAAATCGTATTGCTCGTATTCCCCAAGGTAGGGCCCGTCGCTCCGCGCGGGCCGTTCCCCCTTCAGCGCCAGGCCGAGCTTCTCGCAAACCTCGGCCACCTTCATGTTCAACTCCTGCCCGTTCGCTTTCGAGTTGCTCAAGGTCGTCACCAGCCGGCCCGGCCGCGTCAGCAATCGATCCACCGCCCACGCTGCGAGCGTGTAGCTCTTGCCGATCTGCCGCGACCAACACCACACCTCGATGCCGTTGGTGCGATTCGCAAACGGCTCCCACTGATACGGCCGAAAATTGATGAGCGGCTTTTGCTCGCTCGACGTGTCGAGATGCGCCGGCAACTCCGCCTTCGCGGTGGGATCGCCAAGCTTCTGCTTGGCGTGTGCGTCGGTAGGGTCCGTCGCTCCGCGCGGACCTCTTCCACTTGCTTGCGCCTTCGCGGTCTTGGCGGTCTTTGCGTTTAAATTTGTGGCCGGGGATGCGGCGTTTTCTGCGCCGCTCTTTGCGCTTTCAATCCCCCCGGCCTTCGCGTTGTGGTTATTCCGTTTCACTGCTGTGGTGAAATTCCAAACAAAACTTTGCGCACGGCCGCGATCTTCTGATCGCTGTTCAACGCTCCATCCGCCGCGATCGTTTTGATCTTGGCGGCTTCCTCCATCGCGCGCCTGGCCGCATCGAACTCGAATCGATCCCGCTGCAGTTTCAAATTCTCCGCGTCCAAATCCTGATCCCTTGCCTTCAACACGAGTGAGAAAACTGCCTTCACCGCTTCCGGGTCCTGCCCAGGCGAAATCGCCAGCTCGAACGCTTTTTGTTTCAAGGCCGCGATCGTCGCTTCGTCGAACTTCGTGGGATGCGCGGCAATCTCCTGCGCAAATCGATTCGCGGTCCCGGCCGCGCGCGCCCACTTCCCCTTGATCGCCGGCTCGACTACTTCCTCCCAGAACGGCTTGAAGACAGAGAGCGAGCGAAACGAAACACCGAATTCCTTTTCGAGCAGCTCCTTGCATTTCCATGCCGGCACACCGCTCATCATCCACTCGCACAACTGCGCCTGCTGTTCCTCCGGCAGGTGCAACAGAATGCTGTCTGATCTTCGCTTGCTCATTCATCAGCGCCCTCGTGCGCGCAGTTGCGCCTTTCCAGAATTCGTGATTGTGAAAATGACCAGGTCCGCGTTGTTCTGCGCCATCTCATCGCGCACGCTCACCACAAACTTTTCCGCCTCCAATTGCGCGAGCGCGTGATCCACTTCGGTCGCGGACGGCGTCGGCCGCGCCGTGAGCTGCACTTGTTGCCGAGCGGTTTTGCGCGGCATGCCGTGCGCGCCGATTCCATCGAGCGCTTCCAGCAAATCGAGTTTGAGAGAGAGATTGTCCATGATCAGAAAAACAGAATCTTCGCGCCGACGAACGCCGCGCCGAGCGCCAGTCCGAATAAACCGCCGAGGATTGCGCCAATCTTGAAGCCGCGATTCCACATCGCGCATTCCCGCTCATCACATTCTTTGCGTTCGCCGATGGTCATCAGATTCCCCTCCGTGGCCCGTCCGGCGAGGACTCGACGCGTCCTTCCAGACGCGACACCGCTTGCAGAACGTCGTTGATTCGGTCATGAACCTTCACCACGCGCTCTTCGCCTTTGGAGGTGATTCGCGTTTCGCAGTCGCGCAATTCATCGCCCAACTTTTCAAGGCCGGCGTCGACCTTCGTCTCCAGCGCGCCCAAGTCCTTTGCCACGGCGCAAACTTTCGCTTCCAAATCCTGCTTCACCGCCGCCAGGGCCGCCGTCGTGGCGATCCCTTCCACCAGCGACACCTCCCGCCGCTGCGATTTCCGCCCGTTGGCAATCTGCGCGACCGACGCGACCACACTCACCGCCGCGATCAGAAAACAAATCGCCTGCCATCCCCAGGCTGGATTCACCGCATCGATCGCATCCGCAAACATCATGAGAGAGAAACGTGTTGAATTAATCCTTGGGTGGAATCACGACTGCGTGATCGCCTTCACCGTCGCATGCAGCGCATCGCTCACGCCCTGGTCTTTGGAAACCCTCGCGATGATCGCCTTCACTTTCTCCCCGGTGTTCGCGTCGATCGCCGTCGTCACTTGCTCGACGCCGGTCACCACCGCATGCAACTGCGCCGTTAAATCGTCGTTGATGCCCTGCAATGCCATTGCGTTGTCATTCGCAATTTGCGTGTTCTGGGCCGACGCGTTCGCCACCGACAATGCCGCTTCCTTTTCCCTTTTATTTTTCCACGCCACCAATCCGGCCAGGACAGCGCTCGCCAATCCCAAACCCGCCGTGGCCGGCCCGCCGAACTGCGGCGCGACGGCTGTGGTGATTGCAGCGCCTGTTTTCGCCGTCTGCAGACCTGTTGCAATCGACTCCTTCTCCACCCAATTCGTGACCGTCGTCACCCGTTCGATCGTGTTCGTCGTGACGCGATCGACAAAATTCGTTTGCACCACTGTCGCGCCTGGCACCGGCACAGCCACTGGAACAAGATTCGTCACCACTTGCGTTACGACATTGGTGACCATGTGTGATCGCGGTGAACTCACCGCCGCCGCCGCTTTATCGAGAGCCGCGCAGCCGGAGAAAATCATCGGGAGTGCGAGTGTTCCAACGAGCCCAATAATCACTCGCAGCGGAATAACATTCGTCCCATCAGTCTTATTGGTCGCATTGGTCCCATTCGAACCGGGCGTGCTTAAAACATTTCCCTGGACCGCTTCGGGCTTCGGAAAAATTCCATTGAGCGCGCTGCGGAACGTCGCCACAAATCCGATTCCCAACGCGGCGCAAACTTTCTCATCGAACTGAAACCAGCCAACGAAACAGCCGAGCAGATACAATCCGCCGATCAGCGCAACCCCATACGTCTTTTTGCCCTTCAGGAATTCAACAGCATTATTCATAGAGTCATCTTTCGGTTGGCGCTGAGCGCGTCGGGGATTGAGCGGAAAGAGGGAGGACTCACGCGGCGCCGCTTTGCTGCCCACTCTCCTAAGCAGCCGCGCGCGCCGCGCCGTTCCGTTGACCGCTATGAGGAGCCCGCTTTGCGCGGGACATTCAGAAACCCGTAACCCAAATCCAAACAGCCAGCCTCATGTTGCGATCATTCACAGAACATCCCTCATCAACCCCGACAGGCTCAGCGCCTATCACGGGCTAGAGGAAAACATGAAGCCGCCTTCGGTTCAGAATTTGCCCGACGCCATTGCCTGCATCGGCTGAATTTTGGGAACTGCCTTTTTCAAATTTGCAACCGTTGCAAATTTAAACACAAACGCCCCGCATGAGAGCGGGGCGAGCGCGAAACCATTAAGGAAAACTGGTTACTCGGTCAAGCATTGGTTACCAGAGTCGCATCAAACCACATTCTCAAGCGCGCGATTATCGCCGCTGCTGTTCGTGCACAAGGATGGCCCATTCATTCGGATGCAAAACTTCCCGATTCCCTTCAAGGTTTACTTTAAAACCAATTTGACTCAGTCCCATGTCGATTATGAACGGCACCTCGCGCAGGTCGTTTGTCGAGAAGTGTGAATATACTTGGCTGCCTTTCCATTCGAATGTCGCGCCGGGCCATGCAAAGTTTTTCGGTTCTCCATACACAATGATTGCAAGATCGCCTATAGGCTCTGTGTCACCGATTGGAACTCTGTAGTAACCCGTCCCGAAAGATTCAATCTGAACTCCATTTGTCGTTTTGTAACCCGCATCATCGAGCAGGTCTCGAAGTTGCTCAGCAAACACGTGCGATTCAGCCGTCGCGCTTAAGCACATTACTCTCGCCGGCCCTTTCGGCCGATCCGCCATTATTTGCAAAAACCGTTTTCGCTGTTCAATTGAAATTGTTCTTGGTTGCAGTTTCTCCTCAAGCGCGACCAGGTTTGTGCGCAATATTAAGTTTTTTTGTTCGATGGCGACGATGTCACGTTCAAGCTTTATCCCTTCAGGGATTGTATGGAACAGCGCGAGGAATTCCAAAGCCACGCCAGCCGTTACTAGGATCGTGCACACCTTCTCTCGCCGGTGCTTCAGTTCTTCCTCTGGCGTTTTTGGCTTCTCCCTGGAAATGAGAATCCACTCGCCTATGCATCCAACCGACAACATCGCTCCAGCTACGATCTCCCATCCAACCCAAAACCATTGCGGACTCAGCCGCCAGAGGAAAATGGTGGCTACAACTGCAATTGCAGCCACACCGGTCCACAATAGTTTCCTCATAGTTTCCTCATCAATGCGATGTCCCCTTCGCGTTCTTAATCGCGAGTTCGGCAGCGTCTTTAATTGTCTTTAGAGCGGTTGAATCGATTTGTTTGTCGACCGGTTTTTCGATCAGGTAGCCTGTCGTTTGATCCGAAAAGATCGCCGCTGTCACTTGTTTCAGGACTTCCATCTGCAACTCCTTTTCGCTCGCGGTCGCTTTGAAAAACGAATCGAAGCTGTCGAGCGCAGCCGCTCTTCGCCCATTCACCATTTGATTATGTCGCGCGGCGGAATAGTTCCGCGCGGCAAACACCAACGCGAAGAAGCAAATGGATACAATCAACGCGCGCGGCGTGACTTCGTGCAGGAGCATGATCGTCGTCGTCGTCGGGTCTGCTTTGTCGGACAGAAAATGCGTTTCCGCCATGACAAGCACCACTGCGAGGCCGGCGATCGCTATAAGCCTGTTCGCCCAAAACTCCGCATGCAGTGCATTTTCGACTCGGAATTGTTCGAATTTTTCCGCGTGAATTCGCACCGCATCCTGCGCGGCTTCGGTAGTGATGGTCTGGACAGTCTTTTGAAGGTCGGCTTTCTCACGCTCAGCGGCTTGCAACTTTTCGCGCGCCTCAGTGTTTTTCGCACCCGCAACGGCGTTTTGAAAATCCAGTGCCAACGTGTTCGTTAGTTGATGAATCGCTTGTTCAAGCTGGACCATTTTATTTTCGTCTGGCGGGTTGTTTACGGTTTGTAACAACACATCCAGGAGCGTTGCGAGGTCACGGGCCGTGATGTCCAGTAGTTCCACCGCATCATCCCTAATGTAACTGTCATCGTAGGAAATGATCGATGCGATCGTATGCCTTAGGCTGCTTAACGTGATGTGTAGTCCCACACGGGTGGCTGGCACCGAGCCTGGCGCCAATGCAATGTGGTCGTGCAGCCGCCCAAGACTTACTGTATGCATATCAATTGTGCCCCGTCCGGGTGGAGGGCGGCGTGAACACCATCATCGCGCCGTTCTCAACACACCAATCCAGCGCCGCGTGCGCGTCTTTGAACTCGCGCGATCGCTGCCGTTGCCGGCCGTTGACGCTCGTCACCAATATCGCCGCTTTCAATCCGCCGCTGACGAACAGCGTTTTGAATTGCCCGAAACTCGCGGGCATCGGCATTCTTTTTGCCGGGTCGCTCATACGTGATTAACCGTCCTATGAGTTGATCCACTTGGGTCGGGGCGCTCCAACGCTCCGGCCCTCGTGCTTTGTTTGTTTGTTAAATCTTCATCACACTTTTCAAAATACGTCGCCGTCTGCTCCCGTGGTGATCACCGCCGCTTGAATTCGTTGATGCGGTTCATCCCACGGTCCGCCACTCTCTGCGAAAACCGATTTCAAATTCCATTGCTCGTCTACTTCCTCAATGCGAAATGCCGCAAACGCGACTTCCTCCTGAACAATTGTTTCCAACATGCCAACAGCATTGACGACGAAATCGTCATTCATCACGAGATCATAGCATGAACAATTAAACTCACCGATTCCCCGCACCAATGCGTAAAGACTGGCTTCGCGCAAACGAACCTCGAACAGTCTTGCCAGTATCGAAGTCGCAATGAAGTTCCCCGGCGGGGCCTTGTCTGACGCGATGCGTAAACTAACCGCGACATAGGCTTCTCCCAAGAAGCGGCGTCCACGTTTAATTTTGATTGGCATGTTGAAACATCACTTTCGCCTTGTGGGGCTTCACCGTCCAAATTGGCGTGGCATTTGGCACATCAATCGGCCGCACAAACCAACCTTCCTCAGTTTTCCCGTTCGGGAAATGATGCGCCTTCTCCACAGCGTAGACTTCAGCCGAAAGCTCGCCCGTCCCTGAATTGTAAATCAGCGCGATCGGTTTCATCTTTCGCCAATCCGGCCCGGCCGTGATCCTCGGCTCGCTTCCGGCATTGGCATCGCTGCCACGCATCGCCAAAAACATCGTCGCGCCGAAGCCGGCGATCGTGAGCGTCAGAAGCAATCCGATGTAGCGCGTGCCTTTCATTTAACGATCAAACGAACGGCACACCGTTCGCGTCCTGATTCACCGACGCAATTTCCAGCAATACCCAGAGGGCGATAAAAAAAAGTGGCAGAATCAACCAGCCCGTCAAAAGCGTCAGCACGAGTTGCCCCGCTCCGCGATTGTTGTAGCCCGCATAAAAATTGTGGACGCCCAATAGCCCCAGAAATAATCCGAGCACGATGTAAACCCATCGCGCCTTGGCGACGCGAACCATTTGGGGCGGCGGCATCGTAACGTTCACGTTCGTCGTTGGGATAAGAGGCGGCGTCTGCCTGCGGTCACTTTGGAAAATTTCGTTTTCCAATTCCACCAACGGCCGCCACTTCTCGTCCCCTTCGCGGCAGCATTGCGTGTCCATGGTTAACTGGCCGCTCTCATACATGGCTTTGACCTGCTTCAGCGAATATGGCCCTTTCGTTTCATCGCCCACGATGACAAATAGTCCCTTGGCTCGTGGCATCGGCGGTGGACTTGCCGGTCCTTTGGCATTCGCTTCTTTCTCCTTGGCGTTGCCGGCCACATTTGCGTATCGCGCGTTTTCTGTGAGTGGCCTCGGCAGAGCCGCCGCCGTCGCCGGATCAAACAAATCGCTCACCAGGCGGCCGCAGGAGGGACAATTAATATACGGCGCATCTTCCTGCTCAAACTCCAGGTTCTGCCCGCACGCGCATTCTTTTTTGAGGATCATTTTACACCTCGTTCATCTTTTTCACCGGTGGCTCCAAATCAAATCGTTGGTCCAGTTGCAGGACGACGCGCTCAACGCGCACGGCCCCCGACGCGTGTTGGCTTTCACAATTGGTGCTTCCAGTTGCGGATTTCTTCCGACGATCGTCACTTCCATATCGCGCGCGTGGGTCAGTTGAATATTTTGCAGGTCCGCGATCAGTTCGTTCAGTTTCATAAATCACAAGTGCGCGCTCTCGCTCACCGCCATGGCCCGCACCCGCTCCTTCAGCGGACGGATTACACTATGCACTACGCTCACTCGATAAATCTGTTCCGGCGTGAGATGCAGCGGCGGATGGTGCGGGTTAAATGAATGGAACTGGAAAATCTCCCCGCGAGCTGGTTTTTTCAGTTTTTTAAAAAACACCTCTTCCTCCACGGTTTTGACGATCACTAGGTCGTTATTCATCGGTTCCATGTTCGGCGCCACGACCAGCAGATCGCCTTCCAGGTAAACAGGCTCCATGCTGTTCCCTTCCAGTTCGAGGACATAACAATTCGGGTCTTTGCAAGGCACCGCGATCCTCGGCACTGCATGTCCGAGATCTTCCGGATATGCCCCCTCGCCCCCTTGTGCATAGGCAATAATTGGCGCGGTGAAATGATCGAGAGCCTCGCGCCACGCTGCTTTTAAACGGCCACTCTCTTCGCGCGGCTGGGTTTGGGAGTACTGGTCATTGCCTAATTCACGGGAAAGCGCGTCCAATTGCGGCGCAGTTCCAGTATAGCCACTCTTCTTCCACGAGCTGACGCTGGCCGACGTTGTATCCATCGCCTTGGCGATTTTTGTCTGCACGCCCCAGCCCCATTTTTTCTCTGCCTGAGCCAGCAGCGCTTTGAAGCGCGTGTTTAAATTCACGGTCGGCACAAATTTAAAATTTCTGAAAATATCCCCTTGACGATCGCCCGATTTTTCAGTTTCCTAAAAATTGAAACTGTAAATTTACAGGTGACAACTAGCGATGACCGCTGAAAAGCACAAGAAAAAAAGCCAAACCGAGATTAACGCCCGGAATCTCCTGTTCCTTTGTCGCTCTCGCGGCCTCTCGGTTGCCGGCCTTGCCCGCAAGATCAATCGCTCGCGCCAGGCGGTCTATTTCGCAGTCGAGAACCCGCGCCGCCTCCCAGTCACTTTCAATCTGATCAAGAACGTCCTGCTATGAATTCCGCCGCCCTCAATCTTGTTCTCGGCCACGCGATTGGCTCTTTGCCCGATTCGCTTTCCGAGCGCAAAAAGCTGCTCACTGCCGCGCTCGAATTGTTGCCCGCCGATCATCCGTTGCGCGTCAGCGTCGGCGAGATGCTCCATTGGCTCATCGCTCACGAGGAGCACCAGCTTCAACTCGCGATGGATTTCCCGAAACTCGCGACCCCCATCTTTAAACCGGACGGCAACGGCCCGGCTCAATCTCCGCTTTCATGACCGCCGCACCGACAACTGCGCCGTTTCACAACAAGCTGCCTCCGGCTTCGCTGATGCGCGCCATCAATTCGCCAGCCGGCAAAGACTCCCGCTTGCAGCCCCCGCGCATCGGCGTTGCTGAAGCCATGGAACTTCCGCTCGACATCGACTTCGCCGGCGTCCTCCACAACTTTCCTCTGCTCACCGTCAAGGAAGCTGCCACCGAACTGAAATGTTCCGACCAGCAGATTCGCAACTTCATCGACGACGGCAAGTTGCTCGCCTTTCCAATCAATCTCGCTGAAGGCGAAGGAAGCCCGGCCGGCCAGGTCCGAAAGCGCGCCATTTATCGCATCGTCCGCAAAACGGCCGCCCAGGCTTTCACTTTCCTGACCGCTGCGCAACGGACGCAACTCGCCAACGAAACGATCCGCACGGTGAATGATTGGCTCTTTGCTCCGTTCAATCCCGACATCGGCGGTTGGCTGCCGAGCCTTCGCATCGGCGCGCGCTCCGCTCTGAATGTCATTGAAGCCGCCCAGGCTGTGCGTTGCGACGGCGATCACATCCGCAACCTCTACCAGCACGGCTTGATTTCCGGCGCCGATGTCGGCCGCTCGGAATTATTGCACCTCCGCGTCTCGCGCTCGTCACTGGCTGCTTTCGTTACTCGTCGTCTCGCCCGCCAAAACAATATCGAACTATGACCACACGCGATCGAATCCAGATGTCGCTCGAACTCGCTTCGACGCTCAGCCTCGTTACTGAGGCGCGCGCCGCTCTGGACCGCTTTACCGATCTCGCCTCCATCCACGCCCTGGACGGCCGCAGCAAACTTTTCCTGGCTGGCTATCACTTGCGCACTGCGGCCGACATCCTCGACGGCGCCCGCTCCCAGGTAGGGCCGGCTGCCATCACTGGGCCATCCGAAAATATTTCCGCGCCCGAAGCTTCTCAAAGTCACACCGACGAGGCTCACCCCCTCGCTGACGGCGCGGATCAAACTCAATCCCAACCTGCAACCGAACAAAACTAGCCATGGCCGCCCTCTCAAAAATTGAACCAAAACAGCAAGTCCCGGCTGTCATTCCGACCGAGTATCTCCCGCCCGCCAATTCGATCGACGAACGCGCCGAACGCGTCGGCGCTTATTACCACAGCGGACGCCGCGCCGCCGCGCAGCTCGTCGTTTACAACGTTCTGGCCGGCATCGAACTCATCGGCATCCGCGAGCAAATCGCGCACGGCGAATGGCTCAAATGGTGCGATAAACATTTGCCCGATGGGATGTCCTACCGCTCTGCCAATTATTTCATCGGTCTGGCCGAAGCCCTCATTCCCAAACTATCGGAACTGCCGAGCTTCAATTTCAAACAACTCCAAATCACCAGCGGCGAACTTTCCGAAAAGGAAATCAAACCCTTCGCTGATGCGGTGCGCGAGGTCACCAACGGCCAGGCTTACAAGGAGCTGCTCCGCGAATACGGCCTGATCGCCGACAAAGTCCATCAAAAGGACCGCGACAATTCCCGCAAATCATCTCCCACCGCAGAAGAGCAGAAGCAGCTGAACGTCGCCGTCACTCACCGCCTCGCCAATGACGCCCGCGCCTGGCGAACCACCGCGCAAATCCAAAAGGATTGTGATGCCTCCGACCTCTCCATGCTGCTCGATGAACTGGTCGCCACCAGTTCCCACATCCGACAGCTCATGAAGTCCCGCCGCCAAAAAACAAGGACCGCCAAGCTTCCGCTTGGCGCGAACAAGAAAGGCTCGAAGAAATGAAAGCCCATCAGTCCCATCAGTCCCGTTGCTCCCATAACTCCCATTTCACCGGCGCCGATTTCTTCCGCCGCCTCGTCGCCGACCGCGCCAACAGCAAATTACGCGACCGTTCACCCTTTCAAATTAAATCAGCGCTTTCCTCAATGGTTGCTGAAATCTCTTTGGGCTTCGTTTCCATCAACCCGGCCGAAGTCCATTCCTTTTGGGCCGACCAAACCGAAATCCTAATCGAAATCGCCGCCCTCTGCGAACGCGCCGCCGTCGATTTAACAATTCCAAATTCACGTGCTGGTAGGGACCGTCGCTCCGCGCGGTCCGCTTCGACGAAAGGCTCGAAGAAATGAAAGCCCATCAGTCCCATCAGTCCCATTGCTCCCATAACTCCCATTTCACCGACGCCGACTTTTTCCGCCGCCTCGTCGCCGAACGCGCTGACTCAATGGCACCGCTTCCAAGCATGCGTCACGCGATCGTTTACATCCAAAACGCGAAGACGATCGCCGCTTGCTACGACAACCCCTCAACAAATCTCGACGCGCTTATCCACATCGCCGCGCTCTGTGAACGCGCCGCCGTCGATCTCACCATTCCCAACTCGCGTGTGCAAAAAGGTAGGGACCGTCGCTCCGCGCGGTCCGCTTTCAAGAAAGGAAAGTTATGATCAGCGATCTCACGACCACCGAAGAAAACTCACTGACTCATTCACCCACTGACTCATTGATTTTTTTCGCGGTTCCCAAAGCCGACGAAGAACTGTTCGCGCGCCTTCCTGACAAAGTCCGCGACAACGCCTTGACGGTTCTGACCCTTCTGCAGCGCATCCATGAGGCGCGCAGTAAACGCGCCGAAGCCCGCGCCATCGCTTTCGAACGCCCGAACGAGCGCGGCATGAGCGCCGAGTCGTTGCTCCGCAAATATTATCGCTATGTCGACACCCGCGATTGGCGCGACGTTTTGGATAAAGCCCAGGCTGGCCCCGCTTTCTGGAATAGCGATGAACAATCCGGCTTGCCTAAGGAGTTCTTGGAATTCTGGAAAGCGCTCTGTGAACGCAACCAGCGCGCAACAGCGCCAGCCCGCCGCGCCCTGCTTGAAATCTGGCGCACTCATTACGGTCTCTGCCCGGTTACCGGCAAAAAAATTCATTACAAAAGACTTCCCGGTTACGACACGTGGCCGGAGGCCGATGGCCTGAACGGTTACCCCAAAGGTTGGAGCGTGGCCAATCTCAATCGCTGCGCGCCGAAGAAATTTGAGCTGGCCGTCGCTCGCCTCGGCCGCGAGCGCGCGTCCGAACATAGGCGCAAAGTCTTTACCACGCGCGCCGGCTTAAGCGTCGGTCAGTTCTATTTGTTCGATGACTTGGTTTACGATCACCTGGTCAACTTCCCTGGCAACACCCGCGCCACGCGTCCGCTTGGTCTCGTGGCGCTTGATCTCTACAGCGCGTGCGCGGTCGGCATCGGTTTTAAGCCGACATTGATCGACGAGGAAGGCGCCAAGAAAAAGCTGAAGGAGCGCGACATGCTTTGGCTCGTCGTCGATATCCTCTGCAACAAAGGTTTTCGCGGCGACGATCGCGGCACCTCGCTGGTCGTTGAGAATGGAACCGCCGCCATCCGCCCTGACTTTGCCGAGCGCATTTTTAAAGCCACGGGCGGCAAGGTCACCGTGGATCGCGCTGGCCTTTCCAGCATCCACATGCCCGGCCTGTTTGAAGGCGCCAGCAAAGGCAACCCGCGTTTCAAGGCCGCTCTCGAATCGCTTTTCAATTTGGTTCACAACGAAGGCGCCGCGCTCCCTGCGCCAACTGGCAAGGACCGCGATCATTGCCCCACACAGCTCGCCGGCATCGAACGTTACAACAACAATCTCCTTAAGCTCGCGCGCCTGTTGCCCGAGCATCGCCGCGATCTCCTCCAGTATCCGGTCCTCAACTATTACGATTTTGTCGGCCTCACCCTCGACATTTTTGCGCGCATCAACAACCGCACCGAGCACGAGTTGGAAGGCTGGCAGAAATGCCGCCACTTCGTTCAGGAATTCATGCTCGCCCTGCCAAACTCCGAACCGGTCTGGCTTTCAAACGAACAATGGCTCGCCATGGAGCCGGCCAAGCGCCAGGCGTTGAAACCGTTCGTTGATTCTGCTTCACGCAATCTTTCTCCACAGGAGGTTTGGAACCGCGATGCAAACCAATTGCAAAAGCTCGGCGAATGCATGCTGCCCACGTTGCTCGGACCGGATTTCGGTGAAGAACGCAACGTGCGCGGAGGCTATATCACCATCGAAGACCGGGAACTCGATTCCGAACCGCTCCGTTTTCCGGTCGGACCGCATTGCAACAATGGCGACAAATTTCTCGTTTATCTCTCACCGCACAACCCCGACCGATTGATTCTCGCCGATGGCAAAGGCGCCTACGTCGGGGCTCTCCAACGGCAGATCGTTCCCTGCCGCGCCGACGTTGCCAATGTCCATCGCCAGCTCGGCGAAGCCCGCAAAGAAGAAGCCGCCCGCCTGGCTCCCGTGGTCGCGCGCGCGTTGCCCGTTGCCCAAGCCAATCGCGACATGCATCGGAACAATCTCGCGGTCGTAAACGGCCAGCCCGTCACATCCGAAGAAATCGAATCGGCCAGAGAACTCCGCGCGTCCATCAGAAAAGGCGGCAAGCAGGCTCTCAATGATCTGCTCGACGGCGCAGCGGAAGCGGTAGGGACCGCCGCTCCGCGCGGTCCGTCCGGAAATATTGAGTCCAGCGTCACGCTGGCGCCCTCCGCGCAGAAGCCTGCAGAGCAATCCGACTCCGAAGCCAACTCTTTAATCGACGACGTTCTTTAACCCTAAAAAATCGCTATGGCCCAAAACTCAACTCTTGAAATCAACTCGGAAACGCTGCGCAACGCGGATCGCGAACGCGCCTCGCAGTCAGACACACAACTCGCCATTCGCGAAAAACTCGGCATCAAGCCCGCTGACGATGATGGCGATCTTCCATTGCCGGGCGAATTCAACGAATCCAATTCCAACGGTCCAACCGAGCTTCAGCAGAGGCATCGTGACGCCAAGAAATACAACATCGGGACCGACGTTGTTGTTGGCTGGACCGAAAGCCTGCCGGAAGATCAGCGCACCGCTGTTCGCTGGCTGCACACCTACGCCTGCCAGAATGACTATTCGTTCGCGGAATTAGCCAATTTCCTCCGGCGCAAAAATGGCGCGCCCTACGACGGCCATACCATCTATCGCATCCTCAGAGGCAAGCGCGACAACGCCGGCGTTGATCAATTCGTCCGCGCCATCGCTGACTTTCGCGCGCGCTTGGAAGAGACTGAAGCTCTTCATCGCGGCTCATTCGTGCCGACGCGATTGACCCGCCGCCTGTTCAAGATTTTTGAAGCCGCCCGCCTTTACCGCAAAATCATCTTTGTTTATTCGGACGGGCAGGTCGGCAAATCAACGGGCGCGGCCGAGTTCCATCGCCTGAATGCAGGCCAGACGATTCTCTTTCGGCTGCCGGCCGGCGCGAACAAGCGCGCGGTTCTTCGATTGATGTGTCAGCAGCTTAACCTGCCCGACGACACCTCCAACATCGTCATGCAGGAGCGGATCACTCGTTGTTTCTCAAAAACGATGACCTTGATCTTCGACGAATTTCACCAGGTATTCACCGGCCGCTTTCAGGTCGAGACGCTCGAAATCATCCGCGAAATTTTCGATCGCTGCGGTTGCGGCATGGTTTTCATCGGCACAAAGATCATCGAAGACCAGCTTCAACGCGGCAAACACAAGACGCTTCTCAAGCAGATCAGCCGCCGCGCCATTGCCAAGATTTGCCTGCCGGCCATTCCCGCGCGCGCGGAACTCGACGCCTTCGCGGCTGATTACGGTCTGCCGCCCGCTACTGGTGATGCGCTCAAGCTGCAAACCACCGTGATCAACGATCAGGATCACGGCGGCCTCGGCGTCTGGTGCACCTATTTGCAAGCCGGTTGCCACGTCGCCGGCAAAAAGAAACAGAAGATGACCTGGCAGCACGTCCAGGACGCTTACAAAGGCCTGAAGACCCTCGAACAAATGACCGACCTCGACTGATTTTATGCCGCGCGCCATCCATCTCGATCTGCCGCCCTCTATCGACGAGGTTCGCACCGTTCTTCGCGACCAAATCCAGTCATTGATCGACGGTCACGCTATCCCAACCGCCAAGCAAATGGACGCGATCCGTCGCGGCCAAAATTGGAAGCCCGCTCTGAAGCAAGTGAAAGATCAACGCGTGCGCTACGAAATCGCCTGCCTCGGCCGCGCCCTCGAACTGCTCGACGCTGTCCAGGAACTCAACCTCAAAGAGCTTGCGAAGGCCCTCGACAAAAAACTCTCCGATACAAACTGATTTTTCCACGTGGAACATTTAATCACCATCGCCATCGTCGCCGTAATTTTTGGCCCGCTGCAGGCCGCCGCGACCATCATCGGCGCTCTCGCTTTGTCAGCCCTCCTCGAACGCCACTCCAAATCCAAACCATGAAAACCACCTCCCCATTTCCACACGACGCCAGCTACGACTACGACGCCGATCTCGTCAACGGCGAGATTTTCGACACAGACAAACCGCTGCCGGAAATCGCGCCGCGTTCGATTCCCGAAATCAGCACGGTCAGTTCACTTATGCCCGTTGGCTCTCTCTCCACCCTCTATATGCGCCGCCCGCCCACTTATTGATTTTATGAAAAACAAAACATCACAACCCAACCAAACCAAAACCGTGGGCGTCCTGCCTCTGGGCTTCCAGCCCATCCAGGACTCCTGCGAAGCATTCGCTGGCGAACGCCGCCTGCTGGCTGGCGTCCTCACCAAATACAACAATGAGATCGCGGCCATCCGCGCCACCTGGTTGCCCAACATCCAGCTCCGAGCCAACGCCGCCGCGCATGCTCGCATCGATCTGGTGACGCTGATCGATACAAATCGCGCCCTGTTCAAATCGCCGAAGACCCGCACATTCAGCGACATCAAAGTCGGCCTGCGCAAACAGCCCGGCCGCATCGTCATCGCCGATCCGGACGCCACCATCAACCTGATCAAAAAGCATTGCCCGGATCAGCTCGACACCCTCGCGCCCGTCACGCGCGCTCTCAGCAAGGAAGCTCTCGAAAAATTGCCGGCCGATCTCCTTAAGAAGATCAGCGTCCAGGTAACGGCTGATCAAGAAACGGTCATCGTCCAGGCGCAAGACAGCGACATCGAGAAAGCCGTCGCCTCCCTCATTCAAGAAGCCGACACCGCAATCCTGAAACAAGCCGCCTAACGATGCCGGAAAAATCCCATCCTGAATTAGAAAAGCTCGCCGCCGTCATGGCGGCCGAGCTGCTCGCAGACGGCGAATACCTCTACATCATCACGAAAAAGAATAAGCACACCGGGACGTGGCTCAAATCCAGCCTCACCCAAAAACTTTCCGTTCTCCTCCATCAACATATCGAGATTTCCGAACCATCAACACTCAACGAAAGCAAAACATGAAAGAACCGAAGACAGAAAATGTGGAATCGACCGATGCGGGCACGCCGCCCGTTCCCGAATCGCCAGAAGTCGTCGCGGCGCGTAGCGCTGCCGCCCGTCGCCAAAAACGCGACGAGCTCGACGAAGCGGCAAAGATTCTCGGCACGGACGTGCGCAACTCGATCGACCAGGTCGCGCATTATTCGATCAACGAGAATCCGGCCATCCTGCGCGAGCAGCTCGCCCGCCTGTATGAACGCCTTGGTCGCGCTCACGCGATTCTCGCCAAACACATCGACAACCTGCCGACCTTCACCACGCCAACCGCGCCCACAACATAAAGACACCCAGACTGCGGCCGGCCGCGCTCCGGCCGGCCGCTCCTTTCAACTCTCCATGAAATCCGAACTCCGCCATCTCCTGCAAAAGTTAAAATCCGAACACCCGGATTTCCAAAACCTCGTCATCTCATCCAACGGCGTGACTATGGCTGTCCGCCAGCACGGCACGATCCGTTTCGAATCTCTCGACGAGTTGGAAGCCTACGCCTGGCCCTCCATGGGATCGCCGGCCTCTGCGCCGGCCTCCCCATCCGTCCCACAAGTCCCATCCGTCCCATCGCTCCCATTCGTCTCACTCGACCCGCCCGCCACATCAGGCTTCATCCAAACCCAAACCGGAATATGAAATCTCCCTGCGACTCTCTCGCCGCTGCGGCTTCGCCTAAAGTCCAGCCAATCGAAAAATGGCGCGCCCAAACCGTGCACGATCGTATTCGCGCCCGCATCCAGGCCCGCCTCGCCGCGTTCGAGGACGCCATCATGGAGACCGTCGATCAGCGTCTCCGCGCTTACGCGCGCAATCTTCGTCTCGATCTCGATTTGAAATTCGCCACCCATAAAACCGGCTCCGATCTGGACGCCTTTGACGCCATCGTCGCATTCGTCTGCGAACAATTCGGTCAGCCGATTAAATCCGTTCGCGACAGCCAGCGCCGCCAGGTTTGCTTCACCATCCCGCGTCACGTCGCCATGTATTTCTGCCGGCAGATCACCGGCGCCACCTTTAATCGCATCGGCGATTACTTCGCGCGCGATCACGGCTCCGTCATCTTCGCCTGCCGCAATGTCGCTGACCAATGCTCGGTCGATCCCGCCTTCAAAAAAAAGATCGCGTTTATGGAAGCCGAACTCCACGAGGCTCTGACAGCCAATCCACAATCATAAGATGCTCTCCCCCGACCAACGCAAACTCTATTGGGCCAACCTCAACCAGGTCTACGCCGCCGCCTCCGGGACCGGGACCGCCAAGCTTCCGCTTGGCGAGTTCCGCGCCGCCTTCCACCAGCAACACAACCTGCCGGCCTCCACCAAAGATTTCACCAAGGCCCATATGGACGCCTTCCTGGCCGCCTGCGCGGCCATCCTCAAACCGGCTGATCTCGCCCCGCAACTGCGCGCTCTTAACCAGCCAAAAGCCCGCCAGCTTTGGAAAATCAACAACTGGCTCGCTCCGCAACTCAAAGCCCTCGGCGTGGCTGATCCTCTCGGTTACATCGCCGAGATCGCCAGTGACAAATTCGGCATGCTTCCCGCCGATCTCTCCGATTCTCCCAGGTCGGCCCACGGCAGCCGTTACAGCCAGCTCGACAACCTCCAATTCACCGTCACCAACCGCGTCAAGACTCTCCGCCAGCAACGCGGCTGGACCGTTCACGAACTCCTTTGGAATTCCGGCCTCGGCAAAACCTGCCAATGCGCCCAATGCAAAAAGGTAGGGACCGTCGCTCCGCGCGGTCCGCTCCGAGAACCTGAACTCGCCGACAACGTTCCGTTCTGATGGATATGACCGCCGCCCTCCAATTCGAAATCGATTTCGACACGCCGCCGCCCGATGCGTCCGTTGACGTCGCGATCGCCGTGCTCGAACAGCAAAAGACCTGGCTCAAAGCCGCTGACCTGCTCCGAAAACTCAACGAGGCTCCCTCCGAAACCAACAAGCGCAAACTGCGCCGCATCTCCGAACATTCCCAGGGCAAAATCATCAGCGGCCAGAAAGGCTACAAACACATACGCCACGCCACGCCTGAGGAAATCACCCACGCCGCCAACTGGCTCCGTCACCAGGCGAAGGAAATGGATCAGCGCGCCACCGAGATTTTGAAGCAATACCACCAACTCCCTCACACGCCGAAATGACCGAAACACATTTTCAATGCGAATGCTGCGCCGAGGATTGGGCCGCCACCTGGATGAACCTTCCATTCAATCTCATCGGCTCATGCATCATCCGTTCACCGCTTGGATTCGGCGGCGGAGTTTGTGACACCTGCGACAATCAAGCTCGCGTGCTGATTTTGTTACGCAACACTCATCAGACGGACTCCCAGTGAAAACGCGCACCGTCACTGTCGAAGGCAAAACCTTTCAAGTTCACGAACTCAAATCGTGGCCGCGCTTTTATCGCCCCGTCGACGCCCGCCTTAAAACTTACGAGGTTCGCCGCGACGATCGCGGCTTTAAAGTCGGCGACCGCCTTTGGCTGCGCGAGTGGGACCCGGACGAAAAAGAATACACCGGCGATTCTCTCGTCGCTCAAATCACCCACATCTTAACCGCTCACGAGGGCCTTACCAAAGGCTTCGTCTGCATGGCCATCACGGTGCTTTGAAAGCCATCGATCTTTTCGCCGGCCTCGGCGGTTTCACGGAAGGCGCGCGCCGTGTCGGAATCAATGTCGTGTGGGCCGCCAATCATTGGCCGCGCGCGGTCGAATGGCATCGCGCCAATCACCCGCAAACGATCCACGCCTGCCAGGACCTGCATCAGGCAGATTGGTCAGAAGTTCCAAAGCACGATCTGTTGCTTGCCTCGCCGTGTTGCCAGGGCTTTTCCAAATCGCGCGGACGAAATCGGCCGCATCATGACAAATCGCGCGCCACCGCCTGGGCAGTCATTTCCTGCGCTGAATTTCATCGGCCTAAATCCATCGTTGTTGAAAATGTTCCCGAATTCCTGACGTGGATTTTCTTTGAGCCATGGGCCGATTGTCTGCGCCGCCTTGGCTACGCGATTTCAAAGCAGGTTCTCGACGCCGCCGATTTTGGCGTTCCTCAACATCGTGAACGCGCTTTTATTGTCGCCACCCGCTCGCGCTCGCCGTTGATTCTACAGTCGCCAAAGCTCGATCATGTTCCCGCGCGCCGAATTTTGAGCCGGATTGAATGTCAGCGTCCGGTCCGTTCTTTATGCGCCAACACGCGCGCGCGCATTCGCGCCGGCCGTCGTCAGTTTGGAGACACTTTTCTCGTCGCTTATTACGGCAATGAAACGGGCGGCCGCAGTCTCGATCGCCCGCTCGGCACAGTCACGACGCGCGATCGTTTCGGCTTGGTTCGTGGTGATAAATTTCGGATGTTGGTCGTTGACGAAAGTCGCCGCGCCATGGGTTTTCCTGACGATTATAAATTGCCTTCAAACACTCGCCTCGCCACGCATCTTTTGGGCAATTCTGTTTGCCCGCCGGTGATTGAAGGCATCCTCCGACAATTATGACTATTGAACTCTCCACAGAAGAAGCTCGTTTCATTAAGCAGGCCGTCCAACTCGCTGTCGAAATTTCCCACAAAATGAAGGCCAAAGGCCACGACGCCGCCGACGTTGCCGCCAAAGCGATCGCTGTTTCAAATTCAGTCCTCGCCAAAATGGACGGCATTTTAACGACCGCGCGCTCGTGAAAAATCCGATCCCACTCGCCAAGGCCCGCCGCTACGCCGAGCAAATTGCCACGGCTTTGCAACCCTTCTGCACGCGCCTGGAAATCGCCGGTTCCATCCGCCGCGAACGGCCTTATTGCGGTGACGTTGATATCGTCGCCGAACCTCGCGACGAAGCTGCTCTTCGCGCGCGCATCGTTGACGGCAAGGAAGTCATCCAGAATGGCCCGCAAAACATCCATGTTCGGTTAACAAACGGCCTCGAAGTCCAGGTCTTCCTCGCTCACCCGGAAAGCAAGGACATGTTCGACACCAAACCGTCGAATTGGGGTTCCTTGCTCCTGCTCCGCACTGGCTCCAAAGAGCACAACATTTTTCTTACCAAAACCGCTCGCGCCAACTGCGCGAAGTGGGAAGTTTACAACGGCATCATTCGCGACGGTAAAGTCATCGCCAGCGCCACCGAGCAGGAAATCTTCGACGCGCTCCACCTCAAATTTGTCCCGCCCCAAAAGCGTGAGATTCAGTCCTCCTACCATCCTGTTCCAACCTCTCCGTTCTCTGCCGATTTATGAAAGTCATACACACAAACCGACCGTTTCCTGTTTGGGCGGGCCTCCAAATTTGGTGCGATTTTTGTCCGGCCGTTTTCGAACTGGAGGCTTCCGATTCTTTTGGTGTTAGAGACTCGGATTTGATTCGTGATTACCGCGATCATTTTGAAGCGAAATGTCCTTTTTGCGGTTTGCGAACTCGGTTCGATAAGCCTGCCCCTTTTATCGCTTCACGCCTTCCTTACGAACATAGCTACTCAAATGGCTGAGCCGCGCCCACGCCAAACCGTCGCCGTCGAGATTCGCAACGATCTCCTCAACGTCATTCGCAACCAATTCTATGGTGACGCGCCGGCCAAACAATTTCACCAGGACAAGCGGTTTCTTCTCAATAACGTAATTCTTTGGCCGGCTGGTTATTTGGACCGGCGCGGCGTCACGTTGCCGCCTGAACGCTACAAAGCCATTCTCCTGGACGTTTTCAACGGCATCAAACAGCACGGCCAAACCGGCGCCGTTCAATATTGGCCCGGTTACCTAATGCATTGCGTCCAGACTCATTTCCGCATTCACGGCGAGGAATATTACGAGGAAGGCAAGTCGCTCCGCGTTAGCCTGGACAAGATCGTCAAGAAAGCCGGCTCGATTCCGGCCGCCGATCCGATCCGCGTCATGGCTGAGGCGAGACGCGACCTCCTAAAATCGTCCAGGACGCGTCCAAAGCGGTCGGTTGATACCCAAATACCCCTCTTTCAACTCTTCTGCACAACGGCTTCAATCGCCGCTTTTTTTGCGTCAAACCTCTGCGCAGTTCCGTTTTAAGCCGCCAGACTCGATCCAATTGCGTCAAACCTCGCAAATGGCCGCAAGACTCGTGTAAGTCGTTGAAAAACGCGCTCTTTCGCGCTGTTCCGCCCTTATCCGCGATAGCCTCAAACCCCGCGCCTAGACTCAGAAACCAGAAGAAGACGCAGAGGATTTCGAGAATCGTGTACGCGCGCGTTTTGGAATCACCGCGCGATTCTGGTTCCGGCTCAGGCTCAGATTGCGCTTCCGATTCGGAGGCGTCCGTCGATTTT